ACCCCACCCAGCATCCGAGGGGATGCGAAACAGAGCGAACTGCTGCCTTGCCCTTTTTGTGGCTGTGACGCGGAGTTGACCAATAACTACACGCTGGGTCGTCCATGCCCGTGCGTGAAGTGCACCAACTGCGGCGCAGAAAGCGCAGGCCATGACCGCATCAAACCCGAAGTCGCAATCGCTGCATGGAACACCCGCACCCCATCCCCCTCTGACCATATAGAGGACAAGCTCGAAAAGGTAGGAGAGGCACTTGACAAGATCCGCGCGGCGCAGGTAATTGTCAGTGAGTTGTGCAGCGGATCGCGGCGTTGGGCCATGAGCGTACCGGCGCGGCCCGACTCGGACCCTGACCTTGTGATTGCGGGCGCATTGGCCGCAGCAAAGAAAATCCTTCTAGCCATCCCTNCTGGTGTAGCTGGGGTAGATGCGAAGGATGCAAAGCGGTCCATCAACCAAGGTAATGGAGGTGCCCGTGACTGACTTTTCTTACGTGCGCGATTACTACGGCGTCCCGGCCTGCCTCGGGCGGCGCGTCACGGTCGGCGGGAAAGCGGCAGTCATTACCGCAGTTCGCGGCCATTACATCGGCATCACCTACGACACCGACAAGCCCGGGATCATCCGCAACGCGCATCCGACCAGCGAAGTGGTCTACGGCGAAATGGGGACCGTGCGACCCATGACCCGAAGCCAGCGGCGGTATTCCGAGTTCCTGGATGTGGCCGACCTGTACGACAACTTCGCGCACTTTCTGCGCTCTCGGAAAGCAACCCCATGACCCCCACATCTATTTTGCGCGCAGCCCTTGCAGAGAACGCAGTAGAAACACCCCTGATGAGCGCCATCATGGACAGCTACGAAAGGCTTTCAAAGATCGCAGCCAGTCTATCGGCAGACCATATTCCCGACGCCAGCAACAAGGTGTCGGCACAGGACGGGGGAGAAGTGCCATTGGCGTGGGCCAGCGGCTCTAATGTTTGCACGGCGGATCACATTCAAGGGACACGCTCTGCGGAGAACCCCGGTGACTGGTGCGCGGCTGATGGAGTGGACTGTGATTTCGTCGCCGCATGGAATGACGCTGCCGCTGCTATTCGCTCACATGCACCAGGGCTGGATGTATTGGGGGAGAGATAAATCATGGCTGACAAAGTTGTTATCGGTGATGCAACCTTGTACCTGGGCGATTGCCTGAGCCTGCTCCCGGCGATCCCTAGCGCGCATGTGGACATGATCTTGGCCGACCTACCCTACGGCACCACGCAAAACAAGTGGGATTGCCTGATTCCGCTTGAGCCACTGTGGCGCGAGTATCTGCGGATCTGCAGCGGCCCCATCGTCCTGACAGCGCAAACCCCGTTTGACAAGGTGCTGGGCGCCTCCAACCTGTCCATGTTGCGCTATGAGTGGATTTGGGAAAAGTCGCACCCCACGGGCCACCTGAACGCGAACAAGGCCCCCATGAAGGCACATGAGAACGTGCTGGTGTTCTATCGCGGCCAGCCCACCTACAACCCGATCAAGACGCAGGGCCATGTCCGCAAGACGGCTACGAAGCGGCGCGACGATACGCCGACCTACGGCGCGCAGAACTTCGACGCGCTGCCTTATGACTCGACCGAGCGCTACCCGCGCAGCGTGCTCCAGTTCGCCAGTGACAAGCAGCGCTCAAGCCTGCACCGGACACAAAAGCCCGTGGCGCTGATGGAGTACCTGATCCGCACCTACACGAACGAGGGCGACACGGTTCTGGACAACAGCATGGGAAGCGGCACCACGGGCATTGCCTGCCTGAACACGGGCCGCAAATTCATCGGCATGGAGAAAGACCCGCTGATCTACGCCGACGCCCTGCAGCGCATCCAGAGCCGCGTCGAATTTCAACTGGAGGCCGCATGACCAACCTTAAACAGGAAGCTCTAGAACTAGATAGGGAGTTGCCGATATGAGCCAAGCCAAATACGTGACTCTGCAAGTTTGGGCCGAGCGCACCTTTGGGGAGAAGCGCCCCTTCCATCACCTCCGCGCGCTGATGGATCAGGGCCGCATCCAGCCAGCGCCATTCCTTGCGGGCGGCAAGTACCAGGTTGACCGTGATGCGATCTTTCAGGAAGTCGGCCCAACGATCCCGCCGCCGCCGAATCGGCACCCTTCCGCCGAAAAGCCAACCAGGCTATACCGGCACTTCAACGCTGCCGGCGAGCTGCTTTATGTTGGCATTTCGCTGAACCCATTCGCCCGCCTGAACGGGCACGCGCACATGTCCCACTGGTCAGACGACATTGTCCGCATCGAGATTGAGCGCCACCCGTCTAGGGACGCCGCCGAAGCTGCCGAGCGCGCTGCGATTGCGGCTGAAAAGCCTCGCCATAACTTCAGACACGCCGAGGGCCGAAAATGAACGACCTGCTGACTTTGGACGATATTGCTGGGCTATGGCGGGTCACCCGCGAGCATGCCCGCCGCTACCTTGTTAGACTGCCCGAATTCCCCGATCCGGCACCCGGAAGCACCCGGAAAAACCAGCGGTGGAAAGCCCAAGACGTGACGGCATTCCTGAATCAGGAATCGGCGCAGGCCCACTAAACTGCCCACGAATGAGCTTTTCTCCAATGACTTCGATTCCGGCCCCGGGCACCACTATAGGGACGAGCTACGGCACATGCCGTATGGTCCCGGTGGGAAACGGCGGATTCCGCCCGATCAAGTACGATGCAGCCCACTACCATCACACGCCAAAGTGGGATTGCCGGAGGGGCCGCATGTACATCAAGAAGGTGGGCGATAAGTACCGCGTCTTTGTCGAGAAGCACGGGCACAGACCATCCGCCACGTTCGATACGAAGATCGAGGCCCAGCGCTGGGGCCACGCCAAGGAAATCGAGTTGGACGCCCTCAAGGGGTCCAAGGGCAAGACCTTTGAAGCGGCGACGGCCTACTACCTGAAAACGGTCAGCCCGACCAAGGTTGACGCCGTGGAGTGGGAAACCAGGCGCTTTGCCGCGATGACCGAGTTTTTCGGTGCCAGGACGGCGCTGACCAAAATCACCACGGCTGAAGTCGGCAAGTGGCGGGACCACAGGCTGACCACGGTAAAGGGGTCAACTGTCCTGCGGGAAGCGAACCTGCTGCGCAACCTGTTCCGGCTTGCCCATGATGAGTGGAAGTGGATCGCCCACGAACCCTGCAAAGGGGTGCGCTGGCCGGAGGAATCCGAGGACCGTGAACTACTGTGGGGATGGCGGGACATTCGCCTTGTGCTGCGGTATTGCGAGGCTGGAGGCCCCAAGCAGCAGGAGGTAGGCCGCGCGTTCCATATCGCCCTGCGGACCTGCATGCGCCTGAACGAGGTACTAGCGGCCAAGCTGGTGGGCAATGTCGCCATCCTGCCCCGTCAGAAGACCTCCAAGGGGGTCGCGCCCAAGCCCGTGAAGGTGCCCCTTACCCGGCACGGCCTGCGCCTGCTATCCAAGTCGGAGCCGTTCACAGTGAGCGCCAACGAGGCCAGCACCCTGTTTAGCGATGTGACCGAAACGCTTGGCATCCGCAAAAAGAAGGTGTCCGGCCTGACCTTCCACGACAGCAGGGCCACAGCCTGCACCCACTTGGCGCGCAAGGTGGACGTGCTTACCCTGTCGAAAATCAGCCGGCACAGGGACTTGAACATCCTTCGCCGTAAGTATTACCGCGAAACCGCCGAGCAAATCTCCACCCGTCTAGGAGCCTGATATGACCCGAGAGCAACAACTGGAACAAGCCCTGCGCGATCTGCTGGACGTGATGACGAAGGCCGACCCGCGATTGCTTAAACTTGCGCGGGAACAAAGCCAGCCCCTCTAGGGGTATTCTGGCATTGGGTTGCTGGGAGAGGCCAATCCTCTTTGATCTAGTGGATTAGGGGAATCGGTGCCGATTGGCTCAGATTTGGATCAAAACCGGTTGATTGGCTTGTTTTTGAGCCAAATCTTGGGCGATTATGCACTTCACAAAACAGCCCGTCATTGGCGCTGTTTTGTGAAGTGCATAATCGCCAAATCTTGCGAGAGATTCAGCGCGGCCACGCCTCTACAGTCCTTGCGTGCCGGTTTCGGCAGTCGTGATACTGCTTTAGCAGATCGACGCCCCACCGCAGCACGGTCCCGCGTGAGCCGTCAGCGGGTTCTTGTGGTGCTGGGCACGGTTGACGCAGGGACGCTTGAAGCGTCGGCGGCTCTGGCTGCTGCTCTAAGCTGCTGCAACCCGCTGTCATCAAGGCACAGGTCACTGCCAACATAAAAAGGCTCTTTGACGATCTTTTCAACTTCGACCTCCACTTCCTTGAAAACAGTCCTGACCCGTTCCTTGTCGCCCTCGTACTTCACGGCTGACTTGTCCACGGAAAGCCTGCGCAGCTTTTCGGTTTCGGCCTGAGCTTCCAGTCGGGCTTTGTCTTGCGAGTCGTGCCGCCAGTTTTGGACCTTCCAGATTCCCGCCCCGCTGAGCAGGGCAGAGACAAGGGCTATGCCGACGATCAGATATAGGCTCATAGACTTTCCTCAAGGGACAGTGAGGGGATGTGTGGGCGGTAGAACCGCAGAGGCAGCAGCTCATNNGCCGATGCACCGCTTGTATTCGGACTGGCGGCGCAAGGTCAGGCCGCGAAGTGGCTGGCCCTTGAACTTGTCCCACTTGAGGATTTCCCGGCAGGCCGTGGCGTAGTCGCCCGCGTTTAGCTTGCGGACCAGCGTCGAGCCGCAAAAGGCGGTCGGCCCGATGTTGTACGCGAGG